GTTACCCAGAAAGACAACGCCCGGAAGTTTCACCCGGGCGGTCGGTCACATAAAGGAGCCTTACGGCTCCCAAGGACCGAAGTCTGTCCAAGGGCCAAAGAAAACCCTTGTCTTCAGCCTGTACTCAGTATCCCGCCCAAGCCTTGGAGAACTTGGAACGGAATCTGGCCTCGCTACGGAGTAGAGATTTAGCCTCGCTAGCAAAGCTAGCTTGGTTGTGTCTTTTCCCAGTAGTGGAATCGAGACCCGAGTACAACCGTCCGAAAGTCGATATAGCGAAGACGCTAAGTGTCCGAGAAAGTTATTCGGACCCAACCCCTCACGGGGTATCGACTGGTACCTGATACCCGAGACACCCTCCCAACCCTGGTGATTACTCACTAGGAAGGAAGATGTCTGGGACTCGTCCCAATTGCTCTTTATTCCGTCGGAGTCTCCAGCATGAGCTGGGACCCTAAGGTGGAGAGCCACTGAACGAGGGATCGCCCGCACGATGGCAAGCCATGGCTTAAGCAATCGACGGTCACAACTAACAAAGTTGTTCCGCCTATGAGCAAGCATGCGCAAACCGTTAGCAAGGCGAAAGAGATGTTGAATCTCATTATCGGTACTCTTATTAAAATATGGACGGACATCATGCCCATCATACCAGTCCTTACCGCAGCTCTCCCTAAAGGATCCTGAACGAAACGACTTAGCAGAATTAACGCTAAAGCCGCAAAACTCAAGTGTCCCCTCAAGAAGCGCGTAGGCCCCAACTGGCACGATGATATCATCGCCGTAGACTCGCACTTCATCAGTGCTTATACCAAGGCGACGAACACACGCAAGCGCAAGACTCAAGAAGATCAGAGTCTCTAACTCAAATGTGTAACCGTTCCCCATAGAGGAGAATTTCTCATACCTTAACCACTTTCCGTCCAGATAACCAAATTTACATCTGGTCATGTCCAACGTTTCGTACCACTCATGTGGCAGTAGAAATCGGACAAGTTCGCGAGCAACAGTATCGCTCGCACTAGACAGATCGATGGTAGCAAGAGTCCCGTCAATTGAACCCTTCCTGGCCAGCTCCTGATTTGGAGACTGATCATTTAGGTCCAGGCCCACACGAGACAGCAACTTTCTCCGGATGACGCGGCCTATACCCAGTTGGGCATAGACGTTGAGCAACGGTTCAATTGCTATGGTTCGGTGGGTGACGGCGGTTTTAGGCACAAAAGCTATTCGGTTACCTGGAACTAAATCCATATCCGATTCGCGAACGATAGGCCAGAAGCCTTCGATCTCGCTATCAGTAATAGATCTGGCCCAATGGGGCTGGCTCATCACGAGCAGAGCTCCAAGACCCTTCATGTCGTGAGACACTGAGGGTCGGACTTGCAGCTTATCGTAAAGGGACGTGAGTCCCTTGGCCTCGGTGTGATTGAATGCACCTGGACCAAACCGACAAGCGTAGAGCCATTCACGTGAGTTGATGCTCGAACCCAGAATAGACTGAATAACTGAAACGGCCTCCAAAAGGATGGCCTTCATTTCAGGGTTGTCACCAGAAGGTGACCCCATCAGTTTCCTGAATCTTGCATTAGTATCACGACACTGAACTTCAGCCGCTAAGAATTTCTCTTTCGCGGTGGCTTCGGGGTCAACTCCTTCGATTGTAAGCGGCGACTTTTTGAGGAAAGCAACAGCTTGATAGCTGTCACGAAACTCGGAAGCGCTACGGTAATCGTCTGGATTAACAGTCTTTTTAACAAGCTGTTCATATTCCCCATGCCTAAGAAGTATCTCACAAGAAAGTGAGACGGGTGTGTTGAGTGACTCATATAAATCCGTGGCAACACGTTGCAGTAGCCCGGGAGGGCCGCTGTAATCCTTAAGCGTTGCGCTTAAGGAACCGAACAGGGCGTTCTTCTTCTTGTTCGCCCTGGGGTTGGTCAAGCGCGTCCCCGGAAAGTCCACGAAGGATGGTACTCATCTTCTCCGCAGACTCTCGTTAGGGAAGGACTCTTAGACAAGGGCATTGCGCCCTCGAATGTAGTCGATCGCGCCGCAGTATTTTCAGAGACGTAAACGTCCCCTTTGACACTGCCCTGCTGTGCCGAATCTTCGACTTCGACGATTAGGCGGAGGTCACTAATCGACACCTCGAGTTCCCTAACCTTTTCAAAAAGGTCAAAGAACGAGAGGTACTGCGAGACCGTCAGCTCGTGAGAGCTTATAGAACAACGCAGAGTCTCGAGATATTGAATCATCGAGTCGATAGTCATCAAATTGCTTGAATGGCTCATAAGGTGATCTCTTTCTAGAAGTTTAGGTCGGAATGGCGCCAGACTCGGCTGCGGTTTTGACGATGGCCTGAGCGACGGCTTCTTTGAAGCGCGCCACCAGTTCATCGACCTCTGCCACAGTGAGCTTGGCTGGACGCAGGATCTCGAAGGTCGCCGTCAAGGTGCCATCGAGAAGACCAGTCGTGCCGTTGACCACGGGACGCGTCAATTTGCCCCTAGTGCGATACACACCACTCGTCTTGTCAGCCGGGATAACCCGAGACATGACAAAGCGAGATGTGCCCAGGATCGACGTTGCGCCACTTTCGACCCACTCGACATTGTCCGGGTTTACCCCGTACACATCGAATGTGACGTTTGCGGCGGCGTCGTTCTTGAGCGTGAGGGCGGCTGCTGCAGCCATATATGATACTCCTAATTAAAGGGAAGGTTAGATGCGGGCGTTACCGCCACGATAGCCGCCTTGGATGAGAGCTAACGAAGTGACTAAGTTCTTAAAAGAAAGATCAGTCACAACTGTAGTCCTCATACTTAGGTCGGCGGGATTGAAGGACGGGATTCCTCTGCCGTATTGACGTCGCTGTAGGGACGTTGACACTCCTGTCTCCGAGTAGTTATTCGACCCAGACGTCCGAGCTACCGCAGGGTAGACTCGAAAGTAGGTCGCGTCGTACAAGGATGACATCATGCTCCGTCTCACGTTGACGCCATGCATAGCAGAGAGCCCCTGAAGCCAGTCCCCAACTGAAATAAACCAGTCGAAAACAAAACTAAAGGGGATAAGCTCCCAGACAATCAGAGCGGGGTTAGTGACGCCCAGCTGCTGAAGTTCGGCCAAATGTGGATTGTCCAATTCACACCAAACCCGAGCACGCGTAGCCGTTTCCCAGGTAAACCTGTGAAACACCTGCGCAGTCGGCGGTATCCCGAAAGGCGTATAAGTTTCATACCAAGTTTGTGAAGCTTGATACTTTGCTATTCCACCTTCTGTGAACCTGGCCTTTCTGCCAATGTGCTGCTGAGCAAAGAACTCAGCACCATTCTTAACATCCATGAGTAACGGCATCCAGCCGTACCTGTACTCAAGCCAGCTCTTGTGGAGCCGCTTGGGGGTGATGTTAAGTTGGCGGGCAACTTCCAGTAAGTTACCCCTCCTAAACGCCCTATAAGCTCGGTCGACACGGCGAGCCGTGTCTAAGATCAAACTAGACGTCCTGGAGGCCTCCGCGTAAGCAACACCTATGTTGACTTTCGCATCAGCAATACTACCTAGGGATTTAACTAACGCATCATTCTCCCCTTTTGCGATAAACGTGGAGCAAGTGGACGCATTAAATGCCGTACCAAACATGCTGTCCAACGCACTCCCGCTATAGAGATATTGTGGCGTAACGATGTACGACCCGTTGTTGCTCGCAGAATAAAGACTCTGCGAATACTTTCGGATCATATCATCGTACCTGTTCACAGGCTTTTCGTCTCTAGGTAATGAACCAAAACCCGGAGTTTGCACCCACGTTCTAACACGGCCGTTATAGTTACTCTGTTTTACAGAGGCAATAGACGACCAAGTGTCTTGAGTGGGCATAGAGACTCCAAAGTAGTGGTATTCGTAGCAACTACGCTACCTGGATAGACAGCGGGTCCCATCACGAGATTCCGCTGAATAAGCTGTCATTCCTTTTAACAGGAAACGGCAGACTTCGCGTCTCACGACGCTAGTAGACAGGACCCCCTTC